GTCAAAGACTTTTGAAGGTCAGGCATCAAAGCAAGCTGAAACATTTGAAGGCAAAATGGCGCGGCTAACTGTCGCATTTGATGAAGCCAAAGAAACTGTGGGATCGTATGTGCTCGATGCGCTCACACCATTGATCAGCAATTTTGTTGATAAAGGCATCCCAGCAATTCAAGATTTTGCAGACAATTTAGGCAAAACATTGGGGCCAGCATTTGGCGAAATTTTCAATGTTATCAAAAAAGATTTATTGCCAATTTTGGTTTCATGGTGGAAGTTCCTTTATGAAGAAGTCATCCCAGCAATTGGGGCAATTGTCGGCCCAATTCTTGAAGGTTTGAAATCGGCATTTGATAAGATCAAAAAAGCAATCACAGACAATTCAGCGGAATTGCAGCCATTTTATGATGCGCTCGCAAAAGTATGGGAATTTGTCAAAAAGTATTTGGTGCCACTTTTGGCCGGTCAATTCAAAACATCTTTAGAAGCTATCGGCACAATTGTTGCCGGGCTGGTCACAGGCTTTTCAAAACTGGTTGGATTTATTTCAAACACAATTAACAAAATGAAAGAGTTTGTGAATTTCATCAAGGATAACCCAGTCACACGCTTTTTCTTTGGGGATTCGGGTGACAAGTCATTGAAGGTTGGTGCAGGTTTTGACATGGGTGACACGGGGTCGGCTGGCGGCGGATTTGGTACAGGTGGAGGATTTATGCCATCGGCTGGATCCCCAACATTTACAGGTGCAACACTCGATGCCTATTCACCAGCAATGCAAGCTGCAATTTTAAGGCGCGAGGAATTAAAGGCAGAAACCGAAAGATTAAGACAAGCCCGAGAGGCAGCCGCAGCTGCTCGCACAGCGGCCACAGGTGGGCTTTCCACAGCTGATCGAATCACAATCAATGTTTCAGGTGCCATCGATCCCGAAGGCACAGCACGGACAATTGTGGACACACTTAACAATTCTTACTACCGAGGCACGCTTGGTGCTGGAGCATTGGTTGCTGTCTAATGACTGTTTTCAATCCGATCTGGAAAGTCATCATTGGCGGTGTTGAATATCAAACCGCTATTTTGGCCAATCTTACGATTACCAGCGGTCGCACAAACATTTATGAGCAAGCCACGGCAGGATATACGAATCTCGAAATTATTAACCTTGATCAATCAAATGTGCCAATTCAAATCAATGATGCGCTGACTATTGAATTGCAAGATTCGACATCAACATTTGTGCCAATCTTTGGCGGCTCGGTTGTTGAGGTCGGCATTTCGGTGGCTGAGGTTGGAAGCGTTGATTATGCACAGCGAATCAACATCATTGCATTGGGTGCACTGGCCAGATTGCCAAAAGCTTTGACCGATGGTGTGCTATCGAAAGAGTTTGACGGCGATCAGATTTTTGATGTTTTGCAAGCTGTTTTGTTTGACTCATGGCAAGAAGTGCCGGCAGCTACAACATGGGCAACCTATGACCCAACCACTCAGTGGCAGGATGCTGAAAATTCAGGATTGGGCGAAATTGATCGACCAGGCAATTATGAATTGGCAGCTAGATCATCAGAGCGCACCGATGTTTATTCATTGGTCGCAGCTTTAGCCACATCGGGATTGGGCTACATTTTCGAGGATGCTCAAGGCCGCATCGGCTATGCAGACAGTACACACCGCACCAACTATTTGGCGGCAAATGGTTATGTTGATCTCACGGCAAATCACGCCATTGCATCGGGTTTGAGCATTCAACAGCGCGCAGGTGATGTACGAAACTCCATTACCATTAAATACAATGCCACATCATCGGCCGAGGAATCTGCCAGCGATGCAGCCTCGATTGCTTTGTATGGCCAATTGGCTCAAATCATCAGCACAACATTGCACAATTCAAGCGATGCAGAGGATCAGGCCAATTTCTATTTGGGCCTCAGAGCTTATCCACGCTTTAATTTCAACAACATCACATTTGAGCTGACAAACCCCGAAATCGATGATGCAGATCGCGATGCTTTGATCGGTGTTTTCATGGGTATGCCGGTAAACATTGCCAATTTGCCACTCAATATGAATTCCGGCGATTTTCTGGGTTTCGTTGAAGGCTGGACATTTTCGGCCAGATACAATCAGGTCAGCATTTCAATGATCGTCTCACCGATTGCATTTTCCTTGCAGGCAATGCGTTGGAACGATGTGCCGATTGTTGAAGCATGGAACACAGTCAATCCAACTTTGGATTGGATCAATGCCACGATTGTGGCGTAAGGAGAAAACATGAGCAATCCAACGAGCAATTTTGGATGGCAGATGCCAACGGCCACAGATTTGGTCACGGATTTGCCAGCTGATTTTGAGGTATTTGGTCAGGCTGTTGATACAGCTTTGATGGATCTCAAAGGCGGCACAACTGGTCAGGTGTTAAAGAAAAACACCGATACCGACATGGATTTTGTGTGGTCATCGGATACTGGATTCACAAATCCAATGACAACAACCGGTGACACGATTTATTCATCAAGCGGATCAACACCGGCACGCTTAGGAATTGGCACAACAGGTCAGGTGCTTACAGTTTCAGGCGGTTTGCCAGCTTGGAGCACACCGGCTGGCGGCGGTAAAGTTTTGCAGGTTATTTATGCGACTTACGCAACCGAAGTCACAAACACCACAACTACAATGGCTGACACCGGTTTAAGCGCATCAATCACACCATCATCGGCTTCAAGCCGAATTGCTGTTTTTGTTTCACAAAGTATTTATGCAAATCGAAATGGCACCGATGCAGGCGCAAATGTGGATTTGAGGCGTAACTCGACAACGATTTGGAATACAGCCGGCATCGATGCAACAGTTTTTATTGGTGGTGCAACAGCAAATACAATCCAAACAAAGCAACAAATGAGCATTGTTTGTGTTGATTCACCAGCAACAACCTCGGCCACTACTTACAAAACAAGATTTCAAACAAATGGTGGCACAGCTCGCGCGCAACAAAATTCTCACATTTCTTCAATTATTCTTATGGAAATTGGTGCATGATGGCAAAAGGTTATGAAGTATTAGAAATGTTGATCCCAGATGGTGGATACATCATTGCCGGGGATGATTTTGATTCAATTCAATTTGTCGATTGCGAACCAATCACAAAAAAACAATTCACGGATGGTTTTGCTTTGGTGGATCAATGGAAAGCTCAAGCTGAGGCTGTAAAAGCTGGTCAAAGAGCAGCCTTATTGGCCAAATTGGGAATCACCGAAGCCGAAGCAGCTTTGTTGCTGTCATGACATTTCCACAAGGCACATTGCCTCGCTTGATTCAGGTTGCACTCGCTGAGGTGGGTACGGCTGAAACCGGCAACAATGAGACAAAGTATGGCAAGCACATGAAAGCCGACAAGCTGCCGTGGTGTGGGTCATTTTTGAATTGGTGTGCTGATCAAGCCGGTGTCAAAGTGCCAAATGTTGTCAGCACAAGAGCTGGAGCCGAGGCATTCAAGAAAACCAAGCAATGGCACACGACACCAAAAATTGGTGATTTTGTTTTCTTTGATTTTATCGATGATGACAAAACAATCATCAATCACATTGGTTTGGTGATCCGTTGTTCAGAAAAACAGATCGTGACTATTGAAGGCAATACATCGGGCCGTGGCGATCAACGCAATGGTGGCGAGGTCATGGTCAAATCAAGAGCTTTGGGAGCACGCTCATTTGTTGTCGGTTATGGCCGACCAGCTTATGAGCCATTTTCCGGTGATTTACCGGATCGACCAAAAGGAGAAAAATAATGGATCAAGCAAAAGCAATTGCGGCCTCATGGGGTCGCTCATACTTAGCAGCTGCATTGGCCGTGTACATGGCCGGTGGAGACATCAAGGCAATGGCAATGGGTGGCGTGGCAGCTGTTGTGCCTGTCATTTTGCGCTGGCTCAATCCAGCTGACACAGCTTTCGGATCAACGGGGAAATGATCCCGAAACTACGCGCGGCAGGTTTAGCTTTGATCCTTTCGCTAAGCCTTGCCGGGTGTGGTTATGACGGGTGGGTCAGATACCCATGCCAGCTGCACGAAAATTGGGAAAAGAAAGAGTGCCAAAAACCTCAATGCAAGGTGACTGGCACCTGTTCGGAGGATTTGGTAGGCGATGGCTTCTAAACACAGAGACAGATTAAGCCAAGAGGAAATCAAAGCTCGGTTGATGTTTCTCATTGGTGCGGTTTTGTCGATTGTGTTTTTAATCGTGACTCTTGGCATCACATACGCATTGATCTTTGTTACACAGCCAATTGGGGCACAAGCTCCCAATGATGCAGCTTTCATCGATCTGCTCAAAACCTTGGCAATCTTTCTCACCGGGTCATTGGGTGGGGTTTTAGCATCAAACGGCCTTAAAGACAAGACCAAATCCGAATACGAAAAAACTATTGAAAAGCGTTTTACGGGTAACGACACGCCATGATTTAAGCGTGATTGTTGAATTTGTCGGCTGATCCTGTCACTCTCTCTTTTGGGAGCGAAGCACAGTAGTTCCCGAATCGGGAGCAATACAATGAACGAATTATCAATTGTGATCTTTATGATCATTGCTGGAGCCTTTTGGGCTGTCATGAGCTACGCGGTCGGATTTAAGGAAGGCCAGCGACAAGGTTATACACGCGGCCGAGCCGTATCTCGCCACATTTCACAGATTGACAAGGTGAACAACTAATGGCCGGATTTCTAGAAAACTACGAAGGCAACAAAGAGCGCACAGATCGATGGATCAAGACATTTCCACAAGGCCGGCTTGAAGCTCACATTGTGGAATTTAACGCCGACAAAGGTTTTGTGCTGGTACAAGCGAAGGCATGGCGCAATCAAGAGGAAACAGAGCCAGCCGGTATTGATTACGCTTTTGGCTATCGTGAGGCGTACAACCCAAACATGAAACGCTGGTTTTGCGAGGATACGACCACCTCAGCTTTGATGCGTGTGATGGCATTGGTTTTAGGTGGCACTGAAAAGGCCACAAAAGAAACCATGGAACAGGTCAAAGTCAATGATGCAACAAAGCCACAAGATTATGACTATTGGACAACCAAATTTGGCGAGGTGCCAAGCTACAAGACAGCCGATGAAGCTGAGCAATCCGGCATTCCATCACTTGGGTCATCGATGGATGAGATTGCCAAGCAATTGGGCGGTGAGCTAGTACAAGAGGCACCTCAATGCCGTCATGGTCATCGTGTGTGGCGCACTGGCACATCGGCCAAGACCGGTAAGGATTGGGCCAATTTTTCATGTGTGGGCAAAAAGCCAGATCAATGCGACCCGCTTTGGTATGTGTTCACCAGCGATGGAACATGGAAGCCACAGCTATGAGTGACTATGTTGAAATCATCTATCCTCAGGAAATGAAAGCCAGGTTGATGTGCAATGGCGAAATCGTTGAGGAATACAAAATCGAGCAATGCGACAAATGCTCACAGCTAAGGCGATTAGACCATTTCGGCTACCAAAAAGGCTATGACAAGCAAGACAACATCATTTGGTTTTGTGGTGATTGCCGATGATAGATCGCATTGAAGAAGTGCAATGCATGATTGCGGCCATTTCACATTGCCATGATCGATCAGCTGATCACAGCTCACGCATCGTGCGCAATCTGTCATGGTTTGAATATGTCGCACAAAATGCTGAATCAATGGTGTCTGAGTGGGTTGTGGCCAAAGCTTTGGGATATGACTACACACCGGGCATCACATGGGACAAATCCAAAGCTGATGTGGGCGAACACATTGAGGTTAAATGGTCACCCAATCCACACTCAAATTTGTGGATTCAGGAATCAGATCGACATGATCGTGACATTGCCGTATTGGTTACAGGTAACTCACCAAAAATGCACATTGCTGGATGGATTCCGGTAGCGGTGGCCAAAAAACCACGCTATCGAAACGCATCACAAAACAATTGGAGCGTGCCTCAAATCAATTTGCAACCTATTGAGACTTTACAAAGGAGCAATTATGCACATCCTTCAATTTGATTGTTCGATCTGCAAGAAGCTTTACGGCAAGCCAAAGCAACGCCATGGCCTCAAGAAAGGTGCTGAATTAACAGAGCATGAGTGGTTTGCTCAATGCATGGGATGTGGCACATTTGGGATCAAGATTGTTGATGATGCGCGGATCGAGGAGCTTTCAGATGCCAACCTATGAATTCAAATGTGATCAATGCGGCACCATGGCAATCATCAATCGATCAATCGATGCAGATGGCGATGTGGATGCTGGTAATTGCATGGCTTGTGCGATTCCAATGTCACGCATTTGGAGCGATGTTGCAGCTGTATTCAAAGGCACGGGATGGGGTAAATCATGATTAAGTTATCCACAGGCATCATCCACAGGCTGTGCGCAACGCCCAACAGCACGCTCAATGTTGCATCCTATTTGACTCATTCGGTACGCTCCCAGCTCGTGGGCGAGCCGCTGAGGCGGATAGCTCGCAAGCGATGCTTGGTGCTATTGGCCGGGCTATGTATTGCATCAGCAA